TGTAGCACCAGACTTGTCAGCAATCAACGAGCGCATTACAAAAATGGAAGAGCGCGTGGACAATGCAGTTGTTATGGTTGATGAAAGTGGTGATATTATCCGCGACGTTCGTTCAGATTTAAAAGGCGACATTGATGCACTCCAAGCCGACATGGACGCAGCAGACCGCAGAAATCGCGAACTTGATAAAGAGGTTCGTGGGTTTGTTGGCGTGACTGACCGCGACATGAACGCAAGATTGCGTACAATTGAACGTGAGACAGATCAAAAGTTGAAAGAACTTGAAAGAAAAGTTGACGAAAAGATTCAGAAAGCATGGGAAAATCCACTGGCGAAATGACAGTTGAAACTCTTTGTTTATGGGGGCAAGCAAAAAGATATATTGTCCTCAACAAAGGTAAAATTATCATCTTGACTCATGATTGGAGACTTGCTGAGAGATTGAGGAAAGAAATTGATGGGAGTGATTACCCTGAACATTACTCATTGAAAATTGGGGCTTGACTTTTTTCTTGAATTGTCTTATACTATCTACTATCGTATAGTAATAGGAGTGATGAGTGGAAGTCAATGTAAGTGGCGCTTGGGGTAAAACGTCTCAGAAATATGCTGAGGCTGCTTACTTCTATGCTGTGATGCTGATGGATAAACGTATATACGAAAATCTTACCATCGACATTGAAGTTTTGAAGAATCTTGAAGTTGATGGTCAGTGTGAGATGGCTGATGACGTTTACCCTCCTCGCATCTTCAAGATACGGCTACGTCGTATTGCTATGGAAAAAAGAGAGTTCTACAGCGATCCATTCAGGGTGCTGGCTCATGAGATGGTTCATGTGAAGCAATATGCCAAGGGTGAGATGAGAGACCGTAGCACTCACTCTCGTGGTGGCAAGATTGATGAACATGTGATTTGGATGGGCAAGCCATGGAAACCCAAAAAGACAGACATGTACCCAACTCTTGATGCTCCTTGGGAAATCGAGGCATATGGTCGAGAGCCTGGTCTGTTTGCGAAGTATCTTGCATTTGAACGTGGGGATTACAAAAAGTGACCAAGAAAGAACTGATTGACTTTGATCCAAACAACAAGGATCATATGATTCATTATGCGAAGTATCTGAAGTATGGTAAGTGGGAGTCGTGCAATTACCGAGTAGAGCCACCATTCTTCAATGTTCCCACAATGGTTCAATACAAGGTTCTCCAAAAGGCGATGAAGAAGTACATAGACAAGGTGTGATTATAAATACAAACAGGCTGCTCTCTATGCGAGATTCACTCTATGCGAATAGTTTTCCGAGGGAGAACGAACAAACAGTTCCGTGAGAGTGTTCGTGATGCCTGTGGGTTCTATTTGCATAAATTAGGGTTGTCAAAGAAGAAACTAAATAATGTTACTGTGATCTTCAAACTCGCTGAAATGAAAGGCGACTACGGTTCTTGTGTTAACACAAACCATCCAAAGACATTCGAAATCACAATACACAGCAAACAAGATCGTAAAGGTAAATTCAAGACCTTGGCGCATGAGATTGTTCACCTCAAACAGTGGTTAACAGGCGAAATGCGTGATCGAGTTCGGGGTGATGAAATTGTGAAAACGTATTGGAAAGGAGAACTGTGGAGAACTTCTGGAAATGAGTTGGACGATTACTATGACAGTCCGTGGGAAATTGAAGCCTACGGTAAAGAAGAAGGACTCTATTCAAGGTGGATGGATCATGTTAAAAGAAAGAAAAGGGCAGCAAGACTCGCCAAGAAGAGGAAGTAAGAGTTGGTATCAAGACTACCTTAAACATCCTACTGCGCAATTTAAAATGTCATTTGTTGAATATAAAGATCTCAGAATGAAGGGTAAAATAAAATGAAAATTGGATTTACATGTGGGGCATTTGATTTGTTCCACGCTGGTCACGTACTGATGTTGTCTGAAGCGAAAGAAAAATGCGATTGGTTGATAGTTGGTTTACATACTGACCCAAGCATTGACCGCCCAGAAACAAAACGCAAACCTGTACAAAGCACCCTTGAGCGTCACATTCAATTGAAGGGTTGTAGGTTTGTTGATGAAATTATTCCCTATGATACAGAGCACGATTTGCTGAATATTTTGCTCACTCATAAAATCAATTACCGTTTTATTGGTGGAGATTATTATGGCAAGTCATTTACAGGGGATGACTTGAAGCATTTTGACATCGTGTATACTTCAAGGTATCATGATTATAGTAGCAGTGAATTAATTGAGAGGGTCAAAAATGGTAAGTAATTTTAAAATGGTCGGTGAGTTCATGAAAAAATTTGGCCAGGAGGTAAAAACTGAGCCAGAGTTTCCAAACGCTGATGTTCGACTTCTTCGCGAATACCTCATCCAAGAGGAATTAAATGAACTTCGTGAAGCCATGGACAACAAAGACCTAGTTGGCGTTGCCGATGCTTTGACTGATATTTTATACGTAACCTATGGTGCTGGTCATGCCTTTGGAATCAACCTTGATGAGTGTTTCCTTGAAGTTCAACGTAGCAACATGAGTAAACTTGGTCCAGATGGTAAACCAATGTACCGTGAAGATGGTAAGGTTATGAAGGGACCAAACTACAAAGAACCAGACCTCGAAAAAGTCATGTACAAAAAGAACACACATCACCTGTTCAGTGGGAACATAGAAAGTCTTTGATTTGCCTAACAGAACGATTATACTAAAAGACAGAAATAAAGTCAAGCGATTTTTTTAAGTTTTAAGTTATTGATTTTACAAGAAATTTACCACTTTTCTTTTTTTCTTGTTTCAATTAGAATATCTCTATAGTAAGGAGATAGTAATGTATACGTTCGTGTTGTCAAACGATCAAGTTGAAAATCTGTATAACACCAAAGGCTGGTCATATGTCGAAATCGCAAAGTATGATCAGTACCTCAACCGTCAGGCGAAGATAAAGAGACGTGGTGGTCGTTCTGCGTATAAGGACAGCGAGAAGTCTAAAGTTTATTCGGCTGAGAGGAATTTCCTCTATGCGTACGAAAAAATTGGTGGAACGGTGAAGAAATTCGCCAACTACAAAGAAGCCGAAAGATACATGAAGCAGGTCATGAGTTCAGTTGCTTGGAAGAAACTCACAACCAACCGTCATATCGACCTTATTGAGAAACGTGATATGGGTGGGCGTACCGCAACTTCTGGTCTGGCTTGGGGTCATCAAATTCAACTTTGCCCACGCACTGGTTTGAATCAGTATGTCCTACTTCACGAAATGGCTCACTGTGCTGGTCACATGCATCATGACTTGTCTTTCCGAGTTGCTCTGGTCAAACTCGTCTCGCGGTTCATGAGTGCAAAGGCTGGTGTTGGGTTGAAGAAATCGTTCCGTCTGAATGGTCTCCGCATGCATCGTAAAACCACTGTGATGACTCCTGAGAAGTGGCTCACTTCCTACCGAAAGATGGAACAAATCCGAACCAAAATTGCTGCTTGACTTTAATTTCACATTATAGGATACTAATAGTATGAAGTTGATTGAAATTATCGGTGACCGCGATCTTGCCTATGATATTTTCAGTGGCAAGCGTTTTTATTTTGATGTGCCAGATTTGTATGAAAAGGTGTATGATTATTACTATGCCTTTTTACCAACAAACTGGACTGGCATGGAACCAGTTACACATATCGCTGAATTAATTGACAAGGACTTGAGGGTGTTTTTTGACAACCTCCCCAAGTTGAAAGATTTTGAGCGACGCCTCAAGTATCACGATTGGTATTATGAATACAGTGATGATCATAGCGTTTGGCGCACTGGTCTTAATGAACGCAACGAAATCCGTCAATTGATGGAAGAACTAAAGAAAGTTGATATGGGCGATGAGGCTCGGGGTTTATATGACTACTATTGCCCATGGATCCTCAAGGGTGACCCAGTGAGGTACCTTTGAGCGACCCAATGCAGGATAAAATAAACGAAGTTGCCATTGAGTATTGTTTGTTTATGGAGATGGATCCTTATGAAGAAACAATCACTGGCGAACTTCTTTATGAAACCTACAAAAACAAAGCCATTGAGCAGTTGGCTTGGTTTGCTGCTGTAACAAAGGCAATTAATGTTGATCCAAGAGGAATAAAATATGAAGATTGAATTGAGCCCAGAGACAATCGACAGTATTGTCAAAAAGGTTATTTTACAAGATATTTCTACATTGAGGGAACAGTTGGTTTCACTCCGAAGGGAACTTTCATACAACCCAGAGTACTTGACCCGTAACTCTTACGTCAATCGTGAAATTCAAGATGTCACTTTGTTTTTGCATGCGCTTGAGACTGCGGCTGAATTTTACATTGGCGCACATTGGCAAAAGAATTTTGAAGAATTAGAATTTAACTCTGAAGAATAATGACAGAGTACATTGTCAGTCGTGTAGTCTGGGCAACTGGACTCAGTTTTGTTTTTTCGTTTGTCTCATTTGTTATAGTGGGCAATCATCAAGGCTGGACATTGTTCATAGAAAATGTGGTGAAGACATTTTTTGTTCTTATCGTTTTTGATATTATTTTATCTGCTCTCGGGGTGGGAGCAGACAAAGAGTAATATAAATAAAAATGCATCGCCGAAATGGGGTGCATAACAACAACTCGCTTATTTAAGGAGAAACGATATGACCTACGTAAAAGACGTATTTGGTAATGATCTTTTTGAACGCTACTTTGTTGGCGCTGATAGAATCATCAAACAATTTAATGAAGCCGCATCGCTCGGCAAAGCCAACTATCCACCATTCAATGTTAAAAGAGTCCTCAATGAGGACAAATATATTCTTGAACTGGCAGTCGCTGGGTTCACTGAAGATGACATTGAAGTCACAGTAGCCGATAGCAAACTAACCGTGAAGGGCAATCATGAAACCAACAGCAATGACGATGTTGCTAACGACATTCATTATGTTTACCGTGGCATTTCTGACAGGGCATTTACTCGTCAGTTTACTCTAGCAGATACAATTCAAGTTGAATCTGCTGTGCTGGTTAACGGTATGCTCACGATCACTTTGATTGATGTGATCCCAGATCACAAAAAGCCAAAGAAAATCGAAGTCAAAAGCAAACCATCACTGTTGCTTGAGGAAACTCAAACTTTGAATCCTGGCGTGTAAACAGTTTTGCCGCCAGCTGAGGATGCGGTCATAGTTTGTTTGCGGTTACTCTTTTTAGAATAACTTGCGTGAACCCAGCCTGAGTTTGGTCCTTCTTTTGGATCATAGAACTCAAGGATGATTTGATCGAATTCGCAGTTGGCGGCAACCCACTTGGCTAGTTCAGGATTGGCAAGTCCGTCAATTTCAAAGTCGACTGCCTCTCCATTGCAGTGCTGTGATTTGGAGGATCCGCCAACAGCAGCATTAAGAGCAGGACCACGGTAGCCACTATTAATACGAACTGGTTTACCGTAATGTCTCCTAACTGGTTCAAGAATTTTTTGACATACAAGTTTAAGATTTTCAAGGTGATCCTCGCTTGGACTGTTGTCTATACCTTTACGTATTGCGGTTTCTGATTTGATGAACTCGCCAAGTTTAAAATGCTCAGACAATACAGTGTCAGGTGACAATTTTACTTTTGGAGCAGTTGACACTGGTGCTGGCGTTGGAGCAGGTGCTGGTGCTGCTTTTGGAATTGGGGCGTTTGATACAGCCCAGTTCAAATATTTGATACTCTTTTCTTTTCTATCAGCAAGACCATGAGTGCCGCCATTGATTTTTTTAGTTAATGCTAAAATGGATGAGTCACTGACACCTTTATCGCAAATCGCCCAGAGGTTGTTCTTTTCAAAAAAGAACATTGCTGACTCAAAAGCATATGTTGTAGCAACCAAGTCTGGGTTGTCCATAATTTCTGGTTTGCCAAGGTACTTTGAAAATGCCTTGTAGTTGTCTTTACCCGTCAGTTGGAGTGCGCCACGTCCGCGATACTTCCAACCATCGCCACTTTTTTCGTCGCCATTACCCATGCGGTTTGCATATACACGGTTAGCAATCTTTTCTGGGTTTCTTGCGTAATTGGGAGCGTTTCCTGCATTAAAATACTTGCCGAAAATTTTAACAAGTCCATCAGAGGAGTAATTCAAATTTTCACTGAATGCTTTGAAGTTACCAGACTCATGAGCCGTTTGGGCAAAAAAGTGTGCAGCACGAGTTGCTGACAATTTGTAGTAAGCCATGGCTGCTTTGAGTGTTCCTGGTCCAAATGAGCCGTCAGCGTTGATGCCCATTTTCTTTTGTAAATTCGCTAAACTCATATGTTCTTCTCGCTTTTCTTTATTATTGGGTTAGGGTATATTACTCTATTACTACAGGAGTGCATATGCATTTTTACACGAATGTAACAAAGCATCGCAATCAGATTCTCGTTAGGGGCTACCAAAACGGTCGCCCATACAAAAAGTCCGTTCCGTACAAGCCATATCTATTTATACCTACCAACAAGGTGACCGAGTATAAAAATCTCAAGGGTGAGTATGTTGGCAGGATAGATTTCAGTAGCATGTCAGAGGGTCGTGAATTCCTTCAGAAGTATGAGGGAGTTCAGGGCATGAACATTTATGGGCTTGGCGACTTTACTTACCTCTACATTTATGACACGTTTCAAGGTGAGGTGAAATACGACCCATCAATTATCTCCGTTGTCAGCATCGATATCGAGGTAAGCATCGATGACGGTTTCCCACGTGTCGACACTGCACTAAACGAAGTCACAGCCATCACTATGTCACGTGATGGTAAAAAAGTCGTATTTGGCTGTGGTGATTACACCGAGCACCAAGACAATATCAAGTACTTCAAGTGCACTGATGAAGCCGCATTGCTCCGAGTTTTTCTTGAAATTTGGAACAGTGAGGATTATCTACCTGATGTAGTCACTGGCTGGAACATTGAGTTCTTTGATATTCCTTATCTTGTAAACCGAATCAAAAACGTCCTCGGTGAAGATTATGCCAAACGATTATCACCTTGGAATATATTAGAAGAATACAAAGTTGAAATTCGTGGGCGTGAAAATATCGCATACACTCCAGTGGGAGTCAATGTGCTTGACTACCAAAACTTGTACAAAAAATTCACCTACACTCAGCAGGAGTCATACCGCCTAGATCATATTGCTAACGTTGAACTTGGCGAGCGCAAACTGGACTATTCAGAGTATACTGGTTTGCAGGATATGTACAACTCAAACTATCAAAAGTATATTGAGTATAACATCCGTGACGTTGAACTGATTGAAAAACTTGAAGACAAAATGAAATTCATTGAGTTGGTCTACGCGCTGTCATATGACGCCAAGGTCAACTATGAAGATACACTTGCCTCAGTTAAGCAGTGGGATGTTATTGTCCATAATTATTTGCGTGGCAAAAACATCGTCATCCCGCAGTTTGAGAAAAACAAAAACTGTAAATCACTTGTTGGCGGTTACGTCAAAGACCCAAAAGTTGGTTTGAGTAAGTGGGTTGTATCATTTGACTTGAACTCACTTTACCCCCACTTGATTATGCAGTATAATATCTCCCCTGAGACGTTTGTGACTAAACTAAAACAAACGCATACCATTGAGCAAATACTTGAGGGTAAGATTTCTGATTATGATGAATACCTAGACAAAATGAACTGTGCCATTGCCGCTAACCTTTGCGTGTATTCAAAGGAGCGTCAAGGGTTTCTTCCCGCACTGATGCAAAAGATGTACAATGACCGTGTTGTATACAAGAAGCAAATGATTGAGGTGAAGAAAGAATATGAGAAGTTCAAAAACCCAGGACTGCTGAAAGAAATCGCTCGCCTGAATAATATGCAGATGGCGAAAAAGATTCAATTGAACTCCGCTTACGGTGCTTTGGGTAACCAATACTTCCGCTGGTATGATATCAACCATGCGGAGGCTATCACTATGTCAGGTCAGTTGTCCATTCGCTGGATTGAGGGTAAGTTGAACAAGTACCTCAACAAATTGTTCAAAACTGATGGTAAAGATTATGTCATCGCCTCTGATACTGACTCAGTGTATATCACCTTGGACAAACTTGTACAAGAGGTAATGCCAAACGAAACTGATGACAAAAAGATCGTGAAGTTCATTGACTCAGTTTGCCAAAAGAAACTTGAGCCATATATTGATAGTGTCTATCAAGAACTTGCGAACTATATGCACGCTGCTCAACAAAAAATGATCATGAAGCGTGAGGCTATCGCCAACAAGGGTATTTGGAAAGCCAAGAAAATGTACATCCTCAACGTTTGGGATCAAGAGGGTGTTCTATATGATAAGCCAAAACTCAAGATGATGGGTATTGAGGCGGTGCGATCATCCACCCCATCATCATGTCGTGATAATATTAAAACATCACTTGATATTATTATGAACAAAAGTGAAACTGAACTTCATGCGTTCATTGAAAGTTTCAGGCAAAAATTCAAAACTATGGAATTTGAAGACATTGCATTCCCGCGAGGTGTTTCCGATATCGAAAAATGGTCAACTGATCGTAATGCCTTATATGATAAGGGCACACCAATCCATGTGAAGGGTGCGATTATTTTCAATGACCTCGTTGTTCGTAAACGTCTGACGAATAAATACCAAAGTATCGCCAGCGGGGAGAAAGTCAAGTTTTGTTACATGAAGAAGCCCAACCCCTATGGTATTTCAGTCTTATCATGTCCAAGCGGCATGCCAAAAGAATTTGGGCTTGAACAATACATTGACTACGACACACAATTTGATAAGGCATACATCGAGCCAATCAAAAGTATTATCAGTACAATTGGTTGGAATGTAGAAAAGACCGCAACACTGGATGACTTTTTTTCATAGGAGCCCAAGATGGCTAGAATAGAACTTGATGAAGATTTTGACTTTGGCTTCACTACATTAAGTGAAGACGACTTCAAAAAAAGAGAAGAGGTTGCAGCGCAAGAGGCTGCAGAGCAAACAGCAAAAGAAGTTTCAGAGGCAGTGAATAATAAAGTGCAAACGATGTACAATATGATTATTCCCCTTTTGCAAAATTTGGCCAAAGACGCTGACACTCGCGATTACATTTATTGGCCAAAGAGAAAAGAAAAAATCAATAGTTTCATTAAGAAACTTGATCAAGTGGTAAAATCCAATTGACTTTATTCTCCAGTCATAGTATGATCGTTTGGATTGGTAAGGAGTATGCATATGAGTAATTTTTTTCGCGATTTAGTCGAACAAATTAAAGATGAAGACACAAGCATTGCCGCTGATGGCGAGGGTGCTGGTGAATTTTCTGGTTCTATTGATACAGGTTCGTACATTTTGAATGCTGTATTGAGTGGTAGTTTGTATGGCGGTGTTCCAAACAATAAGATCACTGCCTTTGCTGGTGAGTCTTCAACTGGCAAAACATTTTTCGTTCTTGGAATTGTCAAGTCGTTTCTTGATAACAACCCAAATGCTGGCGTTGTTTACTATGACACTGAGGCGGCTGTCACTCGTGAAATGATGGCATCACGTGGCGTTGATGTCACCCGTGTCATTTATGCCGAGCCTGATACAATTCAAAAGTTTCGTCATCATGCTCTTAAATTGATTGATGCTTACATTGCCCGACCAGAGGATAAACGTCCCCCAATGATGTTTGTGCTTGATTCACTTGGCATGCTGTCAACTACAAAAGAAATGGAAGACAGTTCAGAGGGTAAAGAAACTCGTGACATGACCAAGGCGCAGGTCATCAAGGCTGCATTCCGCGTCTTGACTTTGAAATTGGCTCGTGCTAAAATCCCAATGCTCTTGACCAACCATGTGTATGCCGCTGTTGGTGCTTATGTCCCAACAAATGAAATCTCAGGCGGCACTGGTTTGAAATACGCTGCATCAACGATTGCTATGTTATCAAAGAGCAAAGACCGTGATGGTACTGAGGTTGTTGGTAACTTGATTAAGATCAAGATGTATAAGTCACGCATGTCAAAAGAAAACGGCGAGGCTGTTGTCAAGTTGTCATACAAGTCTGGTCTTGACAAATATTATGGCTTGCTTGACTTGGCTGAAAAGGCTGGTGTGTTTAAGAAGGTTAGCACTCGTTACGAACTGCCAAATGGCGACAAGGTGTTTGGTAAGGCGATCAATGATGAGCCTGAAAAATTCTTCACGCCAGAGGTTATGGCTGAACTTGAAAAGGCAGCAAAGCGTTTTTACAGTTATGGTGGCGGTGAAGAAACTCAAGAAACAGAAGTTATGGAGGCTGAATGATAAACATTGAGGAAATAATTTTTGGCAACCTTATCTACAAGGAAGATTATGCCCGCAAAGTCATTCCGTTTTTGCGCCCAGATTATTTCCGTGATGCCTCGCAAAGAGCAGTTTTTGAACTGATTGACAAATATGTAAAAGAGTATAACAAGTTTCCCAGCAAGGAGGCTTTACTGATTGACCTGCAGTCAAGCAACAAGTTGACTGAGGAACAGTTCAAAAATACCCGCCAGTTGATCGAAACCTTGAAAGAAAGTGAAGATCAAGAACTTGACTGGTTGGTTGACCGCACTGAAGAGTTTTGTAAAGACAAAGCATTGTATAATGCCCTAATGGAATCAATCAAACTCGTTGACAAAAAAGACGATAAGATTTCCGTTGGTTCAATTCCAAAAATATTGTCTGACGCTCTTGCAGTTTCATTTGACAGTAGCATCGGTCACGACTTCCTTCTTGACTCTGATGAACGTTTTGAAATTTATCATAAGCGTGAGTTGAAGGTGCCATTTGATTTAGATTACTTCAATAAAATCACTGATGGCGGTTTGCCAAAAAAAACTTTGAACATTGCTTTGGCTGGAACTGGTGTTGGTAAATCTTTGTTTATGTGTCACTGCGCCGCATACAATTTGCTCAGTGGTTACAATGTCCTCTATATTACTATGGAAATGTCTGAGGAAAAGATTGCTGAGCGCATTGATGCCAACCTGATGGATGTGACTTTGGATGAATTGAAAGATTTACCAAAAGACTCATATGATAGAAAAATTACCCGCATCCGTGAGAAGGCAAAGGGTAAACTCATTGTCAAAGAGTATCCAACTGCCTGTGCTGGGTCGGCAAACTTCCGTCATTTGCTTGGCGAACTGAAGATCAAAAAGAATTTCACCCCTGATATCATTTATATTGACTACTTGAATATTTGTGCCTCTTCAAGAATCAAGCCAAATAGCAATGTCAATAGTTACATGTACATCAAGGCAATTGCTGAAGAACTTCGCGGTCTTGCGGTTGAGTTTAATGTCCCACTGATATCAGCAACTCAAACTAACAGGTCTGGGTTTACAAACTCTGATGTTGGGCTTGAGGATACTTCGGAATCATTTGGTCTGCCAGCGACTGCTGACTTTATGTTCGCACTGATCAGCACTGAAGAACTCGAGCGTATGAATCAAATCCTCGTCAAACAATTGAAGAATCGCTATGGTGATCCTGGTAACAATCGTAGGTTTGTTGTTGGCATCGACAGAGCCAAAATGAAACTTTATGATGTTGAAGTTGCTGCTCAACATAACATTATGGATGATGGACCAGTGGCTGACAAGGGTAAATTTGGCGAGAGAGTCACCGAATTCAAATTCGACAAGACAAAATTCCAAAATTTCAAATAATTTTTTCAAAAAAACATTTTTCGTTTATAAATAGAAGTACACAATGTGGTGCGTGGATATGCGGTTTCTTTCCGTGTAAGTGGCAAGTGTTTCAAACAGAAACGATTGGAATAGTCGAGGCAGCTGGATCACAGCAGGTGGGGTTCCTCTCGATACACGCATCGTGTAGGGGTGTCGACAACGGCACCCCTTTTTATTGCCTCTAAGTTATTGATTCTTTTTGAAATAAAAGACTTTTCTTTATTTCTTGATTGTAGTATTATTATACTATGAAATATGAAAACACTGTGAAGATTGGTGACGTCGTCAAGTCTCTTGACTTCGTTGGTTCAAATGACTGTTATTATGTCGGTCTTGTGACCGCCATCAATGGCGACGGTACGTTCAAGGCTGACACGATCAAACGTGTGTGGATGGGTGCGGTCGACAATGGGTTCCCGTCTGCGACTTTCGTCGCTCCGCTCCCTGGTCATCACTTTGCTGATGACTTGATGTTCCCTCGTGTGCAGGTGCTTGCCTAATGGATATCAATACTCGACATGGCGGTCCGTATGACCGTGGCTCGGCTGACAGTTACTATCGTCGTGGACGCAAGCCGCATTATTATGTCGGCGGCACTTACAGCAGCGAAATCGTAACTGAAGAGCGCATGACTCTTCAAGAAATCAAGGAGTACCACCTCGGTTTCGACGAAAACGAAACGTCTGGCGATTTCAAGGAGTGGTAAAATGAAGTTTGCAGAATTTTTACTTACTACAGGTTGGGGGCGTTTTGCCCTTGTGGTTTTGTTTTTTGCTCTTATTTGGGTTGAACAACTTATTTGGGCTTGACTTATTTTTTCAAAAACCATATACTCTATACTATGATTACAAACAACAAAATGTACGCAGAAGCAGTTGACATCGTTTCAAACGTTGACCACGTTTTGGTTAACGAACGAATCAGCACCCTTGACTCAAAAAGTCTTTATGATTTCGCCGAAAAACTTGAACGTGCTAGAAATTTGATGCTGACGCTTGGCGACCGCACTTACCGCGAAGAACGTAAGGCTGCTGATGTTGGTTTCACGGAGATATTCTAATGGGTTTTTTCAAAGAATTAGAAATTGAAGTGATCGAAATGTTTGTGATTGATGGAGTTCACGAAAGTCAAATCGCAAAAGTCACTGGATTGTCATTGATTGAAGTTTATGATATCCTTGAGCGATATGAACGAAGTGACTATGACTATGACTATGACTATGAAGAATAATGCAAGTTTCTAAAGAGACAATCTGGCACTTTGTTTGTGACTCTTGCCGCAATTGGTGGAGCATTGCAAGCAGTGATGATTGGAAGCCGAAGGAATTATATTGTCCGCATTGTGGACTGAAACAGAGTTTTGAATAATGTCTCTTTGGAGAAAGAGACAAATTGCAGAAAAGGTAAAGGAAATGTCATATCAAAGTGCATTGACGGCTGCTGGCGCAAATGTGATTGCGTTTCAGGAGTTTGGTGACTGGCAAGGTTCATGGGTTGCTCTTGTTGAATACAAGGGTGAGCGTGGTTGGGTGCGAGGTTCATTCGGATCCTGCTCTGAATGCGATGCATTCGAAGCGGAATTTGGTTGGGATGCTGACGAGGAAGAGGACTATCAAGAACGTCTTGCCTCTTTTGGTGAATCGTATTTGGGTGGACTGCAAACAACTGAGCAGGTTGCCAAATACTTTGATGTTGATGCTGAGTGGGATTCTGATGCTGAAGAAGCCGCAAAGTGGATTCGTGAAATCGCTGAGCGGTATGGAGTGGTGTGATGAACAAACGAATTGAAAACCTTGCTTTGGATGCAGGATTGCTAAACTATTTTGACAATGAAACTCCGCGAAGATATTTCATCCCTCATATTGATCTTGAGGAAGTGGAAGATTTTGCCAAGTTGATTGTTCGAGAGTGCTCTAGCATAATTGAATCTCAGGACGTTGATCCTGCTTTCAAAAGTCGTATAGCATGGGCTGTCAAAGAACATTTTGGAGTTGAGTGATGGAATACACGCCAGACACTTGGGTCGTTCTTCGAATTGTCAGCATCAAAGATGACAATGCGATTTTCTATCGTTTGCTGTCTGGATGGATTGGTGGATATGCTCAATCTGATGCTTGGAGATTGAACAGTGGCATCACCAAGATAGAAGATGCTGGAACGCACTGGCTTGTTTATGGTCAGAGCGGCAGCGTCTATCGTTGCGGCAAAAATTCATATCGATGGAGCACATTGACTTTCGGTAAGTACACCGAATGGCAAAAGAAACTTGGTGAAGAAAATATACAGATGATGCCAGAGGATACTGACTGGCTAAATGTAAATTGGGGATTGAAAGCATGACAAACGAACACGGCTATTGCCCAAACTGTAACGCAGATCTTGATGGTGATTCTATTTGGGAACACTTCTTCAAACAAACTGGTAGCGAAACAGATGCTGATAGGATTGCTGATCACTATGCGGCAACTCGAGAAAAAGGAAAGTTTGGTCGCACGATTGCACTTTATGACCGCGACAAAGACCGAACTGTGGCTTGGAAATGTCCTGATTGTGGGCATGCATGGGAGCGAACATGAATTTATCTGTTGATCTTGATTGGGACACTGTTGATGGTATTGCTCGTGCTTCAATGCATAGCGTTCTTGAAAATCTTCAGAAGGATCTCACAGAGCGTAAGAATGGTGATGGCATGGCAATTTTTGTTACAGAACAAGAGTTTGATGTGATGCTTATTGAGAAACATATTGAGGCATTCGAATTGGTTCTGAAGTATTATGGGGAGAAAGTATATGAAAGCGAAAGAGTATAATCTAATTGCACACTGTGTTGAGACTGGTGTGATGCTGGGCTGGAATCGTGCGCACAAGTATGATGAAATCCCAGACCCTGAAGCAATTCGCAATGCGATTGAAGTTGCAGTATTGAGTGAAATTTGTGAGTGGTTCGATTTTGATGAGGTAAAAACAAATGAGTGAACCGAAATTGAAAAAAGCATATACAGACGCTGATGGTAACATTCATGTGGCATTTAGTAGACTTGAGATGGAAGATCAAATTATGAAATGCTGGGGAGTTACCAGTGATCTTGATGACTTGTTCGAAGGTGTTATGGAACATGGTCTCAGCCAAGATCAAATTGCAAACGCATTGATGGGTATGAAAGAACTTTATCAAATCCGTTTTGATCGGTTGTTCCGAACTTTTGAGGCTGGAATAAATCAGAAAAAGATCACTTGACTTTATTCTGATTGAAACTTATACTACTGTCTTATGTTAGTATATACACAATCGCGGTTCAAGCCGAAGAAAAAGCGCAAGCCCAAAGGCATAATTGCCCGTAAGTTTGACCCAAAGTCGTATAAAACTACCGAGAAGTTGCCAACACTTTCCTATGGACCACGTGTTGGTGCGAGTTTTGCCAGCACTCTGCCTTCTCTAACAACGAGCAACAACTTGTACATCGAGCGTAAAGAGTCTATGAAATATACTGGTGACAAGTTGCTCGGTATTGCTACTATGCACAAGTCTAATATGGTTCCAGTCTTTAAGCAGGAGGATGCAGCCGAAATTGCAAGAATGCGTAGGGGATAAAAAAAGACTTTATTTTATTTTTCAAATAACGTATACTGGTTTCTTGTTGAGTTGATTTAATTTTAATTTTGTAATGGAGTGATTTATGAATAGTAATGTTAATGTTAAGGTTCTTGAGACGAAACTTTCTACCCTCGTGGCTGCGGTGTTTCAACTTTCCGATCAAATTGATGCACTGAAGAGCCAACTGGCAGTCAAGCGAATTTCCGATCAAATTGATGAAATGGAAAAAAGTTTGTCCCAGTTTACTCAGCCGAAAGTTGAGGTCACTGATCCCGATTTTAATCGTGGGTTCCGAGGTCGTCCGCGTAGCAAGACCACTCGTTTGTTGTTGACTTTGAAGCGAAATGATACCACCTTCATCCCCTATCCTGGCAAGACTCGCCGTTCAGCAAAGAACATCCGTCGTGTTAGCAATGCGGCGAAGTACGTCACAAAGTTGACTGGTGCTCGTTTTTCGCGTCGCTCAATGACTGGCGGTGTGATGATTACCCGAGTTGCTTAATTGTAACTCCCTTTGGGCGGCGAGTCTCGAAAGAGGCTCGCCGTTTTTTTTATAAAAAAAGACTTTTCTTTATTTCTGAAATAACGTATACTTCTTCTAAAGTTAAGTTAATCAATAGGAAATAAAAAATGTTTTGCGATGTTAAACTCACTGGTAAAGAATTCCAAACGATCCACAACGCTCTTTGGGGTTTGTCTTCCTTGAACAACACGGAAGTCAATCAGCAAGTTGAATTGATCCATCAGGCTCTTCAAGGTGCTTACCAGCAAGAGCGAGAAAACACTGAACGTCGTTATGACCACTATAACAGCGTCAAGAAAGAACTCGGTCTTACCACAACTTGGTCGATGACCGAGGTCGAGAATCTCAGTGAGCGTCATCCGTTTGAAGGTGTCAAGTATATCACTTACAAGAACTTCTGGGGTGAGGGTGTTGTGACCAAGGCTATCAACGGTAGCACTTGGGCTGCTCTCTATGTCGCGGCTGATGCTTGTATCCGTGACAGTGGTGATCATCACCACGTTTTCATCGAGGGGTTCAAGCAGTCTGGTGAGACTTTGAACCTGTGCACTGGTTCTTAAAAAAAAGACTTTATTTTATTTTTGCACTAACGTATAATCTATAATATGAAAACTGAATACGATATTGAAAACACTTTTTGGAACCAACGTCGCGATGCGGAAGTTCAACTTCTCATGCAATACATTCCCTTCACTGGTGAATGTAAGACCCCAGCAATGGACGCTTGGAGAAAGTTTCAAAACGACTACTACCGTTTCTACAACGATGGTGCTCGTCCGAACCATATGCGAGTTGAGATGTATGCCCGTAAAGCAGGCATCAAAGACTACGTTTACAGGGGTTCAATGTTGAAAGATTCGCTTGAAGCGATTGGCGATGGCTTGATGGAAGCGGCTCTTGCCGAAATTGATTCTGGCGTTGCACAAAAGGCTCGGTAATTCGGAGGATTTATGGCAAAGATTCTTGAAGGACATCCTTTTCACGATAAAACAAATGATGAACTGATGTTTATCATTAAAGATGCACGTGATGCTGCCAACAACATGGCAGGGTTCAACTATACTGCCGAGTGTAAATATCTCGACCAGATCAATGATGCGGTCACTATACTAAACTACCGCAAACAGAGGGACGATGTAAGATGAGCACAATGGAGTCAGTCACACCGAAGTATGATCTCACTTGGTATATCAAGTGGGTATCAAGCATTTTTGTTTTGATTGCTGTGACTTTTCGTTCCAGTGGAGTGTCTGACTTTTTGTTTTTTGATCTGATATTCAGTTGGCTCGGTGTTGTTGGTTGGTTTTACGTTGGTTGGAGATGGAATGACCGAGCCATCATGGTTCTAAATGGCACTCTTGGTGTGATACTTTTTGCTGGTATACTTCGCTACATTTTCGCATAAATATATACAAGATCTGGGTAAGGTAATTACAATATGGATATAAAAGATCTTGGCTTATATATGAAGAAAAACCCTGTCCTCAAGGTCAGGGTCACTTTTTATTCTGGAAAATGGTATGTTGAATACCAACGCAAGCCACAGTGGTTTTTGGACAAGTGGTGGTGGTTTGATGATGGTGTGTTCAATGACTTTACTGACGCCAGAGCAAGGGCGCAAAAGTTATGGAGTCAGGGGTACTATGAAACTCCTGAACGACGTTCATTTGACTTTGATGTAGCGGCAACGCCAGAAAACGAAAACAAATGAAAATCTCAATTGGTAATTATCCAAAGAAGGGCGAACAAAAGAAATCTATTCGCATTGACCCATGGGACACGTGGTCAATGGATCACACCCTTGCTGATATAATTCTTCCAATGCTCAAGCAATTGAAGAAAACTCAACATGGCGCCCCATGCACTGACGATGAAGACGTTCCTGAGCATCTTCGTTCAACTGCCGCAAAGCCAAAAGAAAACGATTGGGATGTAGATGAATTCCACTTCAAGCGTTGGGACTGGATCCTGAAAGAAATGATTTGGACTTTTGGCGAGCATGCAAAAGACCGCGATCCAAATTTCTGGATTAAGAAGCCCAAATATAAATGGGTAGACGTTGAAGGTCAAGACTGGAAAGAAATGGTCACGACTGACAAAGGCATATATGATGAAGTCAAAGCCAAGGCATATTGGGAGCGAAAGAAAAATGGCTTCCGCTTGTTTGGAAAATATTACGAAAATCTTTGGGACTAATGCTTAACCTATTACTTGGTCTTTTTATCACTGGGTTGCTTTTTATCGGAATTATTTTTCTGGTAAAATTCCTTTGTGAATTTTTTGCTTGGTTGCATATTAAAACTAAATGAATATTTTTTATCTCTCTAACGATCCACGCCAAGCAGCGGAGTGGATGGTTGATCGTCATGTAGTCAAGATGATCCTAGAGTCAGCACAGTTGTTGTGCACTGCTCATAGAATTATAGATGGCACCGAATATCAGGGTAGTACCGCAACAGGTAGAAAGGCTCGTCGTTGGCGACTGGATGATCATCGCGATGTCACATTTTATTCCGCAACCCATATCAACCACCCATCAGCAGTTTGGTGCCGCAGTTCGGTAGAAAACTACAGTTGGCTTGTTGATCACTTATATGGCTTGATGGGTGAGTATACTTACCGTTATGGCAAAAAACATAAGATAGATCAAGATGGTCTTGCTTATGCTTTACAGTCACCGCCAATGAATCTGAAGGAGTGGGACTTCACCAACCCACCCCCAGCAATGGACAAGAAGTATATTGTATCAGATGATCCAATTTTGAATTATCGTAACTACTACAATCAAGGCAAAACACACTTACACAAGTGGACTAAACGCAGTCCACCACCTTGGCTAACTATACTTTAATTCATAGTTGACCAAACCTTGTTTTGCTTCAAGGTCATCAATTGCCGCTTTTGATCCAATGAACCCCACATTGGCATCGCCAGAAAGGAGAAGTTTGAAAAAGACTTCTCCTTTTTTCCATTTGTTTACGTCAAGGTTGGCTTGGTAAAAGTTTTTTCCCGCTAGAATTTCAGTGATGATTTTTTTACTGGTCTCATCATTGTTCAAGCGTCTTGCTATTTCTCTTGAAAAGGCTGATGTCACTGAATAAGGCAATTTTGCTTTCACATTTTCTTCGATGTCTGGATGTTTCTTAATAGCATCAACAACTGCCTTGGCTGGCTTGGACAACTTGTTTGGGTTTTGTTTTATATCCCTGAAAACTTGATATGGGTCTGGAACTTCAAGTTGTGAAAGTTTCAGTATTTTACGGACGCCATACTCATATACGATATCTTTTGCGCCACGTTTTGCATTTAAATCTTCGACAGTGATACCGATTTTTTTAGCACTGTCAGCAATTTGTTTGATGACGCAGTCGCCAATTCCTTTTTTACTTGTCATCACTTTTGGTAAAAGGTTAGTGAACACGGAGGCTTTTGCACCAGCACCAAGTTTGGATGAAATTGGAATCAATGATCCATCATTTAATACAAAGGCTGAGTCAACCCCAGAAAATGATGGGTCGTCTGGGACAATAAACTCTTTGATTTGTTTTCCAGCAAAAATGTTCTCACTGAAAACTGGGCTGAACTTTTTACCCAGAACACAAACGCCAATGACCAACTCACCAAGATATTTGCCAAGTTCATTGACATCACTTTCTTGTATACCTTTTTTCCAACCAAATTGGGTAAGGTCACTATTCAAGTAGTCTTGAACGGTGTCATACACCGCCGCATTGACTTTGTTATTACCTTTCAAACCTTTTAAAATCGAGTTGCCCAACTCTGCTTTGTTAGAAAACACTGCACAATTTACATCAAGACCATTTAGCATTCTTTTTTGAATTCTGCCACCTTTGATCAACGTGTCTGAAGTGATGCCCAAATTTTCAGTTGCACCTTTGCGACCTGCATACTGCATGTTGAAGGTGCCAGCATTTATTTTTGTAGATGAAGTTACAGAGCGAGCATAGTAAAGAATACCAAACTTTTTATTTGACTTGTTGAATTTGAAAAGTGCAGCAGACTTAACAGTTGATGACTTGTTTATTTCTTTGAAAATTGAGTAACTGCTTGGGAGTTTTTTTAAGTCTTGAAAGAACTGAAACCCCTCGTAAACATACTCTTGTTTTGTATCAAGATCAATCAGCGGTTTGCCAATGTGAGCAGTTGGATGTGTTAAACCTCTAGCCATTTGTCACCTTTTCGTTGTATTTATAAATACAACACAAGTATAGGATTCGCCAATGTTCAATCTCGATAAGATTATAAAATTTCTCTCCGAAGAAGTCAAGCATGAAGGTGGTATACTTCATATTGAACATCCTTCACATAGAGTATTTGATGGGCAAAAGCCTGCAATTCATGCTCTCAACACCCTTCGTGGTGTCGCAACAGGACAGTTTCGAGTTTCGAGAAAAATTGATGACAAAATGTCATTCCAAGCAGTTCGCAGGGCTGATGGTAAAGTTGGCGTAAAGTATAAAGGTGCAGGGGCACAATACAACTACTCTGAAGATGACATTGATCGTCAACATGGTCATAAGCCATACCTTGCAGAACCAATGAAACATTTGCTTCGTCACATTGGTAAAGTATTACCAAAGAGGGCTGGTGAATGGCAGGGTGGATTCCTCAGCACACCAGAGCAAAGAGTCACCACTGGTGGTAAAATCCGTCACACCCCTAACACGATTACATACTCAGTTCCTGTTAATTCTGCGGAAGGAAAGAAACTGAAGAAATCAAAACTCAGTTTGGCAATTCATAGCGAATTGAAAGGTCCGCAACGTAAGGCTACTCCAATCAGTAACTTTTCAGAGTTCAAAAGTCACCCAGATGTACATATGATGTCAACATCTGTAGGAGCCGAACAACAGGCTCTGAATCCTGAAGACAGGGCTGTTGTACGTCAGCATACAAAACAAGCCGCTGACCTAATGGCAGGTCACTCTTGGGATCATTTGGTTGGACATGAAACCACCCTTCGTCAATACACCAACTCATTGATTGATAGTGGCGAAGAAATGAGTGTTGATGGATATAAGAAATTCCTAGAAAAATATCATCAAAAGCGTATTGACTCAGTGAAAACTGAAAAGTCAAAGTTACAAAAGGCTGCTGAAAGAGATTCAGCACTTGCCCATGTTGAGAAAAACAAGAAGGCATTTGATAAAAGTTTACAAATTCATCATCATGTACAAGAGGCTACAAATGCCCTTGCATCTGGTTTGGCTAAAACAGCGCATGGCGGATACAGTCATCAAATTGGCACGCAAGAGTCTGAAGGCGAGGGATTTGTGGCTCGTGGATTGAAAGTCGTGAACATTAAGAAGTTTACAGCCGCAAACAGAGCGAAAGGCGCATTGATGAAGGCTGCAAAACAGAGTAAGAGTCATCACTTGACACTGGGGCGAGTCAACCCAATTCATGCGGGTCATGCCGAGGTGTTCAACCAAGTCACACAAGATGCTGAAAAAGAGGGTGCTGGACATACAATCGTTTTGACTGCAACCCAAGACGCAAAGAAAAATCCACTGACACCTCAGCAAAAGTTAAAACACGCAAAGAGAGCATTTCCAAAGGCTAACATTGTAGTGGCTGATAAAGCAAAACCAACCATCCTTCACCATGCGGCTGATTTGCATAAGAGGGGAGTTGAGAACTTAACAGTCCATGTTGGTTCAGATCGTGTTGGAGCATTTCAACAATTATTAAAGGACTACAACGGTAAAGAAGCAGCCCATGGTTACTATAATTTCAAAAAGATTACAGTCAAGCCAGTTGGCTAAG